GCCATGTCGTTGATGGGCTTTGGCTTAAAACCCTGCATTTGCGATGCAACGGCGCGGCTGGCGATGAACCTGCGATATTCTTCAATGCGGCTCATACTATCTCCTGAAAATAGCCCGGTATTCCCTCAACGCCACCGGGCAGGCGTCCGAACCATCCGCGCGGCAATGCCGTTGGGGGATACTTCCTAAATAAGCCTGACGCCCACTGTGGACGACTTCAACGCGGCGAGGGGGTTAGGCGATCTTGGGGCGGTCAAAATATTCCTTACCGTCAAGCAAGTGTCCGCCTTTGTCAGAGCCGCGCCCACCGACCTGCTTGAAGTTGAACACGCGGCCCAATTCATTGGCCTGCCGATGCAGCGACCGCGCCCAGCCCAGTTCTATAGGGCGCGCGTTCTTACCGCTTTCGCCGCCAACGATAATCCAATCAGGGGCGTTGTGGTCAAGGATGACAGGGCCAAGCAGCGGCTCAAAACTGCCGAACGTGAATGCAACGTCGCGGCGATCTGCCACGTGGGCAAGCGCCATGCGGTCGCGGTCATATTCCTTTTGATTGGCCATGGTCGCGCCGATTGCCACGTTGCTGGGGAGCGTGGTGGTCATTCTCAGGACATTGCCGATGCGCTTGGTTAGCAAAAGCCAAACGATGCGCGGTGTAGCTTCGATCAGCGCCAACAGGTCTGCGCGCCATTCGTCTGGCACTTCGTTGTCGAATACATCGGCCAGCGATGCGCAGAACACAAATGGGCGGGTGCCGTCGCGCTCTGCATCACGGTTCCACTTGCGCGGCTTGGACCAGTCTTTTGTCCTTACGCGCGCTTCGCCAGCACCCCAACGGGCACGTCCATAGCGCACGTCCATAAGTTCGGCGGCGTAGCAGTTGTCGCACGCTGGCGAGACTTTGGTGCAGCCAATCCACGGATTAAAAGTTTTGTCCGCCCACTCAATTTTGGTATGGTCACCCATGTTATTTGCCTCTCGCCAGCCACTGACGCATGGGCAATGATGCCTTGCGTGGCTCTGGTGCAAGAATGTGCGCAGGGACGCGGATTGTCCTGCCGGTGTGCGGGTCTGCGACCACGCGGGACACTTGTTTTGCGGTGGCCAGTTTCACACCAACGGTCCTTCCATAATACCTGCGGCGAAGTTGGCGCGGAAAGCCTCAGTCGCCACCTTGAGCGCGGCTTCGATCAGGTCGGCCTTGTCTTTGCCTTCGATGGTCAAGATAAAACGACCAGATGTGATCGGCCCAAGAGATAGAGCATATTCACGATCTTCGTCCTCAAGGTCGTCGTCATCGTCGTCGTTCGACTGGCATAGTTCGTAGCAATTGAACTGTTCGCCACCGAGGACGCGCTCAGCAATCCAGCGGGTTTCGAACAGCGCCTTTTCAAAGCTTGTAAGGGCTTCGGTGAAGGTAATGCGGGTCACGCTGGTAATCCTTCCATAATACCTGCGGCCATTGCGGCCCCGATTGCGTAAACAGCGATCATCCCAAGACACGCCAGAAGCGCGCCGATGAAGTCGCGGCGGGGGGTGTAGGGGCGCATCACAGCCACTCCGCGTTCAGGCGCTGCCATTCGGCCTCGCCTATTTCCCGTCGGGCAGTGGCAATGTGCCGCTCAAGCGTGAAGGTCGGCACCTGTTCTGCGATGTCGTCCAAGTCGCGCCCGAATACCGTTTCCTCGGTGTCCAGATTGCTGGCGACCCAAGGATCAAACGGCGCGTCGGTGTGGCGGACTTGCCAGCCTGTTGCGGTCATGCTGCAATCTCCAATTCAGTGGCCGCAAGCACGTTGTCCTGCTCCCACTCCGCATATGCTGCGTCACAATCGGCGGCGGCTGCGTCATAGCAGCTTTCCAATTCCCAGCGCGTAAGCACAAAGCCCTGCGTAAGGTCATTTGCGTCGGTCACGTTTAGCGACAGGCCGTCAAACGTGTAGGTGACTTCAACCTCGATTTCGCGCTCCATAGGTCCGCGCGTCAGGTAGGTTGTCGTCTTGAAAGTGGGGACGGTCATTTTCCGTATCTCCGTTGCCAATGAATGCTTGCATAAAGCCATCTTTCGGATATGTAAAGCCATCTTTCGCACAAAAGTGAGGTAGCGATGAAAACCGAAGACGCAGTAAAGCGATATGGCAGCAAGGCGGCTCTTGCCCGCGTGCTTGATATTACACCGCAGGCGATAAGTCAGTGGGGCGAGGATATGCCGGAATTGCAGACGCTCAAGCTGGAAAAGTTTGAAGCGCAGGAAGGGGGTGTGAAGTGAGCGCGGGGCATACGCCGGGGCCTTGGGCTTGGTTTGGCAATGCTGGGTCAAACAGCCTTTACCTTGCCACTACGCACAGCGGGCGGCGCTATGTTATGGGCTTTAAGCGTTGGGGTATGCGGGGTGCGCAGCCTCAATTCCAGCCACACGGTCAAGGTTTGGTTGACGCAAGCGAATTGCTTGAATTTGCAGTTGGCAATCGAGACGTTCGCGGTGTCACGCAAGCGAAGTCAGACACTAGCGTTTACCGGCTTGATGTCGCAGCCATTGATTGCGCAGACGCCCGCCTAATCGCCGCCGCACCTGAACTGCTTGATGCGCTGCAAGAGGCTGTCTCGCAATACGGTAAGCAAGGTGGGCCGTGGAATGTGCCGAGTGATCCCGGCGGTTGGCTTGAACGCGCCCGCGCCGCTATCCTCAAAGCCAAAGGTGAAGCATGACGCCTGAACAAATCAAAGCAGCAGAAATCGAAGCTAAGCGCTTCCTTGCGCGTGTGAAGGCAGCGAAAGATGCTTTTACATATCGCACGTTTACCGCTGGTGGTGGTGGATATTGGTCTAACGACGACACCAGAGCCACCGCCGCACTTAAGCGCGCCAGTATGGACTTGACCCGCGCTCTTGCTGAATTGAGGAAGCCATGACCCCCAACGCAATCGCCCTGACACAAATCGCCAGCTACATATTCGCCGTGCTGGTCTGGCTGGTGTTCTACATGCCGTATCTGGTTCCGGAAGGGTTCCAAGATGCTGACGGCTTTCATTATGGGGAACAATAATGCCTGACAAAGCGGTGAAGTGCAAAACACCTAATTGCCGGGCCAGCGTGAAGAAAAAAAGCGTTTCCGGTATATGCAGGTCATGCAGCACGGCGGCGCGTATGGCTACGCTTAGTCGCTGTGTTCAATGTGATGCACACCTATATCGCGACACCAAAGGCAGCCTGTGCGGATGCTGCATTTCAATCAGGGCGCAGAAGAACCGCAAGTTTTGCAAGGTGTGCCACTCGGATTTAATGCCGACAAACAAGACCGGCTTTTGCTGGCACCATTTCGTCAAGGATCAAGCGGAAAAGGTCGCCGAAAAGCACGAAATTGGCGTTGTCCGACCGTTCACCGTTGCCCAGCTTGTGACAGCCGCAGCGTTTGCGACTTCATCCAGCGAGGATGAAATAAAAACGGACAGGTTTAAATTCTTCTGCCGTGTTCGGTTTGCAATTGCGCACCTCGCCAAGCCATATTTTTCCACGATACAGATTGGCAAAATGCTTGGTGGGAAGGACCATAGCACGATCATTCACGCGCAATGCCGCGCGCTGGACCTGATGGCTGACAATGGATTTAAAACGCTGGTCCGCACCATTGAGCAAGAGGCCCTGAAACTGGCTGAACGGCAAAGAATGGAATTAATGAGGATAGCAGCATGACCGACCTAATCGCCCTAGCCACCATACTCGCCACAGACGCCGCCACGGTGCGGCCTAGCGTTGTGGTGGCGCTTATCATGCCTGACACCCCGGAACGTGTAGCAACGCGCCTGCGATCCATCGCCTGCGACTATCCCGGCGGTGTGCCGATAGAGTTGCTGGATTTGGAACGCAGGCGCGAGGTAGAGCGGCTGCATATGGTGGGGGATGGGTTAGACTGAACGATACCGGGCCTGATAGCTTGCAAGCATCGGGTCCGGGTCTGTCAGGCGAATGCCCTGCTGCAATGTCTCTCGTTGGATCGTGTCCAGATAGCGCACCATCTGGCGGACCTTCATTTCACTGGTGATCGGGAAAAACCGCATAACCTCTACCTTCATTTCGTAAGGTAGGGGCTTTATCGCTTTGTTGTAAATGTCTCGGAATTGCTGGATGTCTTCGCGTAAGATCGGGACGCCGTAACGCAACTTCCATTCCCGCTGCACTTCATCGGCGGTGCGGTCGCCAAGCTGGTTCGCGGTTTCCGTCGCCCATAGCCATTGTAGCGCGTTCTGGTCGCGTGACCTATCCTTGCCTTGCACCCATTCCACGGTGATCGGCAGTTTGGCGGACTTCAAGAACCGGGTGAAGTTCTCAATATCGGCTGGCGTCTCAATCGTTCTGTGAGGCATCCCATTGCGCTCCCATGTAGGCTATGGCGTCGTCTGGCGTCTTGGTTATGCTTTCCAGCCAGATATGCTCTCGGACCGCGTGGGCGGCTGCGTGGCAGGGATTGCATAGCGGCAATTGCCATCGGTGATCGCGCCGCCACCGCTTGCCGGTAAACTCTAACCGGGTGTGGTGCCTAACGTGGCAAGGCCCGCCACAGCCGAAGCAGGGCAGGCCACTCAGGTGCGCTTCAAAAGCCCGTTCCGATGCATTGGGTTGCGGGTTGTATTTCTCTTTCATGCGACCGTGAGTGACCTTGTAGCCCATCACTCCATTCCGAGCGCGGCCATATACGTTTCCAGCACGGCTTCCATTTCGCGCCGGTCGTCCGGTTTCATCGCGCGCAACTTGATAATCTGGCGCATGATTTTCTTGTCGTATCCGGTTGACGCGCCTTCGTTGTAAACGTCCTTGATGTCGTCGCTGATACCCTTTTTCTCGCTTTCCAACCGCTCGATGCGTTGCAGCAAGAGTTCGAGCCGTTCGTCTTTTTGGTCCGCCATGTTATGTCCCTTCTTTAGACAAAGATACCCTACCCGTTATGGCCACCTACAAGAGAAACCTTGCCCGGTGTAAACGGATTAACCAACTGGCAATCTCTAACACGTATCATCGCGCATCCGTATCGTGGATCAATCGTGGCCCCCCACCGATGGCCGCCCAGCCTGCCGTGGTCGCATTTGACTTCCACATTGGAAGCCGTGGCGTAAAAGCGCGTTTGTCCTAAGGTCGTCCAGCTAGACTACTTAGGGGGTTGGGTTAGTCCCCCGTGTTATCTGCCCGTCAGAGTGGGCAACTCTCTTTGTGGATTTGGATTTTGCCGCAGGTGTCGGCGCGCATCCTAGTCCAACGCAGCTTTTTTGCTGGCCCTAGGAAAAGCGCGAACTCGCGTAACCTTGCGTTATTCTGCGCCTGCATGTATTAGAGCAGGCGGGGCGGTGAGCAGGCCAGTGCTTTCCGCCCCTTCCTTATGGCACGTCGCTAATGACCTGTAAAGGCTCCCAAGTAACAACGCGCCGATAGCCAAGCGCCTTGGCCACCTTCGGCCCCATGCGTTCCCTGCCGTGCAGAATGTTGCTAATCAAAGATTGCTGAACGCCTGCCTTGCGCGCAAATTCGGTTTGGCTAGACGCGGCAACTTCCCGACGCAGCAACTCGATTAGATCGCCCTTGCCTGCCATGTTGTCAGTCTCCTATAATTGGTGGCATACTTACCCGGTATGCCAGCGGGGCGACCCTTGCGGGCTTTAAAACGGGATGTCATCATCCAGATCATCGCCGTAGCCGCCGCTGCTACCGCCAGCATTGCCGCCGCCGCCCTGATTCCAGCCACCGCCGGACGAGCGACCGCCGCCACCACCAGCGCCGGGCGCGCCGTCCAGCATAATCAGTTTGGCGTCAAAGCCCTGCAGCACGCATTCCGTGCTATAGCGGTCGTTGCCTGACTGGTCCTGCCATTTGCGGGTTTGCTGCTTGCCCTGCACAAGGATGCGGCTTCCTTTGCGCAGGTATTGCTCGGCAACGCCGACAAGGCCGTCGCTCAAAATGGTGACAGTCACCCATTCCGTCCTCTCCTTGCGTTCTCCCGAATTTTTATCTTTCCAGCTTTCCCCAACGGCAATGCGCAGGTTAGCGACCCGTCCTCCGTTCTGGAATGATCGAACTTCAACGTCGGCACCAAGCCGCCCTGTGAATGTGCATTGGTTCAGGTCGTTTGCCATATCAGTTTGCCACCTTTCGTTCTGTGAATTTGACACCAGGTATATCCCGGCGCGTAGCTTCGTTGCGCGCGTCTTTGTCCGCCCATTTGCGAATAAGCGCATGGAATTCCGCCATAAAGTCTGGATTGGTTTTGTAGTGACCATATGCCGCACCATAATTTGTGACATCTGCATCCCAGACTGAACGCAGCGTGATGGCGCGGTATCCGTCGCCAGCGACGGCGCGCACTTTTTCCTTTGCCGCGCCCTCGGCTTGCGCAATTAAGGCTTTGGCGCTGGCGAGTGCATCCTCTGCCTTGTCCATGACTTCAATGTCAGTAGACGCCTTAGCCTCTTGGCGTTGGGCAATGGCATCTTGCGCGGCCTTAGCGGCTTCGGCGGCGAGTTTGTCAGCAAGCGCCTTACGTTCCGCATCCTGCTTTTGTAGCCAGCCAGCGGTTAGGTTGCTGGTCGCCAAAATCGCCTTGGTCAATTTGCCGTCTGGCGTCTTTTTCAGACCCTTGGCAGTGTAGCCGTTCTGCCAGTCACCAATTTTGGCAACCGCATCTTGCAGGGGTTTCTTTTCGACCGCAGCACGGTCATCGACCATCTTGGCGGCTTCCTGCAACATGCGCTGCAACTTGCCTACCGCGTCGGCTTGCTCTTGGCGTTCAAGTGCTACACCGTCCGCCCAGTTGGAGGCTTCGGTTAGCAAGTCCTCTACATGCGTTTCCACCGCGCCCCGGCCTTCGGGCTTTGGATCTTCAATAGGTGGTCCGCCATTGTCGCCAACCACAGCATCGCGCGGCGCAGGCGGTTCGGTCTGCAACTTTTCGGTGTGATCCCGAAGCGCAGCAATTTCCGCCGTGCGTTCAGGTTCGGTGCGCTCAAGTTTCCGTAGCGCGTTCAGCGCATACGAAAGTGGCATGGTGGAAATTTCTTTATCGCCGCTGCTGGATTTGTATATCATTGCCATTCCCCTCAATACGGGATTTCATCGCCGCCAAGATCATCGGCGGGTGGGGCTGTCTTTGCCAGCGTCTGCAAGCGCGTTTCCAGCATATCAACCGCCTTGGCGAATTGATCCGGCGTCATCAGTTTGAGGTTGTCAACGCCAACGTCCCGCTTGAGGTCGGTGGTGTTTGTTTTAGTTGCCTGAACCAGTGAGACAATCTTTGCCCAGTCGCCGTCCGATAGCGGTGTAGGCTTGGATACCACTTCTGGCGTATGCGCATCGGCGTCATTATCGCCCTCGGTGGGGATGGCAAAGGTCATAAGTGCCGCATATTTGTAGGCCGCTGACATTGCCTTATTGGTGGCCTTGTCGCTGGTATCCATTGCCTCACCAAACGTGCGAACAGTATGAATGCTGCCATCATCGGCGCTCACAAAGTCAAATTCAGCTTCTACCGTGACGTAAAACATCACGCCCCCCGCCTTGGTTGTGCGTTCGGTGCTGTCGCGCGATATGATCCGGGGCAGGATGCAAAGGCCATGCTCTGCCATGATGGGCGACAAGGTGTTGTATACCTCGTCAATGCCGCGAAAGTTGTAACCGCTGCCCTGCTGGTTGCGACGGCTTTTGGAAATGCCTACTTTTGCAAGTTCGCCCTGCACGGTTGCAATCTTGGCGTATACGTTCGCCGGTTTAGGTGTTTCGGCCATCTTTGCTTTCTCCGTTGCCATGCCCCTAATTAGGCGCTAATGGTTGCGTCGTCAACCCTAATCACGGAAAAACACATGGACGAAGAGCAAATCCGCAACGCGCTGAATGACCGCAACCTGCGCCGGGTGGCGGATGCAACAGGCATTCACCACAACACGCTTGTTCGGTTCCGCAAGGGTCACAACCCGCCACGCGAGGGCACTCTCGAAAAGCTGCGTGAGTATCTTGCGCGGTGAGGCCAGAGACGCAATTACAACGTCAGCTACGCGATACCATCGGCAAGCTAGGCTTTCGTTCCGTCGCAGTGCCGAACGGTTCCGTTTTGGCGGGTGGCAAGGAACAACGCTCGCGCCAAATGGCAAGCCTTAAGCGCGATGGCTTAACGCCCGGCTTTCCTGATTTGATCGTGTTCGGCAAAGGTGGCCGCGTCGGCTTTATCGAGGTCAAGTGCGAGGGGAACTATCAGCAGGCCAGCCAGAAGGAATGCCAACGCTGGCTAACCGAGTTCGGCCACCGCTACGTTGTCTGCCGGTCGGTTCAGGACGTAATCGACACGCTCAAGGAATGGGGATGGATATGATCCGAAAATGGTTAGCCCGCCGTGCCTTAGAACGAACCATGCGCCCTGACCCCGACCACCGCACCCGACGCTTGGCGCAATTCAGCACTGAACGGCAGTTGCGCTATTGGGAGAATGTGCGGGCGATTTATGAAGGGGGCAGGGAGCGTTAGTTTGGCGAACGGAGACACTCAACCTGCCCGATCCAACCGGCCAATGGGAGCCACTTGAATGACTGATGATCTACAAGACAAACGCGGGCAATGCAAGGCCGCGCCTGCCCGGTGGCCATATCGGGAGCATCGGACCATGCGGGAAGTGCTGCTGGCTGAATTTATGCGCCGGGATTATTCCACCGAACGATACATGACCTTTGACCAGTGGTGCAATCGTGGCTGAGTTCAAACTGCCTAGCGTTGCATCCTGATCGTGGTTAGGATATGAAGGTTGGGCAGGGAGCGTTTGCCGCGCTCTACCTGCCCTATCCTAAGGCTATGAAGGAGCCGTTGAATGTGTGATTATTTACAGGACATACGCGCCAATTGCAAGCCGTTGCCGGTCATTGCCTGCGACGCCAAAACGGCAGACGACGCTTTCGCAGTTTACGCGGCGATGAAGCGGACTGAGATCGATCAGCCCGAACTTGCGTTGCTTGACCTTTGGGTGGGCCTTCGCGCGGCTGTCTACATGATGTTTTTCCAAGCGTTCGAGGTGCATCAATGAGCCTCGTAAACTGGGAAGCTGAAGCAGACTTGATTGGTGGCCTGCTGGTAAACAACGGCGCAACTGATGACGTGGCAGATCTAGTGGCCCCCAATGACTTCGCGCTCGACCTGCACGCGCGCATGTTTGAGGTTATCATTGATGAACGAGCAAGGGGTAAAGGAATTAACCCCGTAACTTTGAAATCGCATTTTGAAGGTGATGGCGCGTTAGACGCTATGGGCGGAGTGCCATACCTAGCCCGTATGACCAGTATGCCAGCAAGCGCAATTTATTCGGTCGCTTTGGACACGGCACGCCTGATAGCTGACTTGTCCAGTCGCAGGCGGATGCAGGCGGGCCTACAGGTGGCTGCTGATGCGTGCGCTGATATGTCATCGACAACCGGTGAGATTATCGCCCATGCTGACGCGGCTATATCGCTTGATAGCGGTGATGGCGTCGCGCAGCCGTCCGCCGGGGAGGCGTTCGACGAGCTGCTGCGATCTTATGAAGATAAATCATCCGGCGTGCGATGTCAGGTCATTCCTGAACTGGACGAACTGCTAGGCCCAATGCGGCCCAAGCAGCTTGTAATAGGCGCGGGGCGTCCGGGCATGGGCAAGACGGCCTTCGCGCTCTCCTACGCTCTAGGCGCGGCAGAGGCAGGGCACGGCGTGCTGTTTGTCTCTCTTGAAATGTCCAGCACGGAATTAGCAGCGCGCATGGCTGCGGACCTTTGCTTTGATGGCTCCAGGGGGGTGTATTACAGCAATATCCGGGATGGTGACCTAAGCGCATGGCAGGCAATGGAAGTCCGTAAGGCTCAAGCCAAGGCGCACCAGTTGCCTTTACAGATAATCGACGCGGGAAGCCTGACTACCGGCAAGCTATCTCGGTTGGTGCGAAAGCACGCGCGGCGGATGGTTGCTAACGGCTACAAGCTAGAACTGGTCGTGATCGACTACCTGCAATTACTGCACCCGGACACCAAGGGCCGATCTACGTATGAGGCGGTTTCTGAAATATCGCGCGCGTTAAAGGCGATGGCCAAAGATAATGCGCTGTCAATTTTCGCCCTTGCGCAGCTTTCGCGTTCGGTTGAAACTAGGCCCGACAAGCGGCCTATGTTGTCCGACCTGCGTGACAGCGGGCAGATCGAACAGGACGCCGATGCGGTGCTGTTTCTCTTGCGGCTGGAATACTACTTGAAGCAGGAAGAGCCATACCAGTCGGACGCAAAATACATGGTTTGGAAAGACAAGATGGACGCGGCGAAAGGCGAAATCGAGTTCATCCTTGCCAAGCGCCGTAATGGCGAGACGGGCACGGCCTTCGGGCGATTTCACGGTGCCTATCAGGCTGTTAGGGGCGAACAATGAGCCTGACAATCGAGCAGCTTGAATTCTTGGCTGACAAGGGGTTCACTGCTGCTGAAATTGTGCAGTTTGCAAAAATGGCGGATAGGCCTGTCAGGTCCGCTAATGCCGAAAGGCAAGCGCGGTATCGTGCCCGCCAGAAAAGCGTCGATGCCACAGAAAGCGTTACTAGTAACGTAATATGTAACGCCACAAGTAACATTACACCCCCCCTTTCCCTTCCCCCCAATGAAAATATATCTAACCCCCCTACCCATACCCCCGGAAATAACACCCGCGCACGTAAGGGGGCTGGAACCCCTGCTAAGCCTGATGGGGTTCAGGACCAGACTTGGATTGATTTTCTGGACCTGCGAAAGCGAAAGCGCGCCGCATTGAACGAAACGGCTCTGGCCGGGATTGAGCGGGAAGCCAAGAAAGCTGGGTGGTCGCTGGAATGCGCGCTGGCTAAATGTTTAGCGAGAGGTTGGCAGGGGTTCGATGCGGAATGGGTCAAGGGTGAGCGCCCCCCGAACGACGATGCGGCGAACGATGACCCGCTGACACGCCGGTTGATGGCCCGGAAAGCAGCCAGAGAGGCGCATGTTTAGACCAGTCCCCGCCCCCGGCTGGATAGCACTAGACGGATCAAGGCCGCCCCGTGACCCGCTGGCAAAGTGGCACATTCAATTGAGAACAGGCTTTTGCGACGAGCAGCACGCATACACCGCAGCGCAGATCGTTTGGAAGCATGACGGGTCTTGTGGGGATGTGGTTAGCGTTCGGGCCTGCGTGAAAAGTGGTTGACGCACCCGCATTAGCCCTATAGGGGTTGTGGATAGGGAATGGTCCCGCCGACAGGAGAATGTGATGAACCACTACCCGCTTATTGGCCGCAAGGTTCCTTCAAGCTGCAATGATGCCGATGGGACTGCTAATCCATTTGCAAGTGTAACCTGCCTCGCTTGCCGCGCCCGCCTTGCTAAGGCAGCAGAAAATAAGCGGAAAGGTGCAATCTCATTTAAGCCCCGCTCACAAGAGCGAAAGGTGTTCTTTGCGAATGCCGAGAGCATTGAGGTAATTCTCGCCCATGACCTTGTGATGCGGGCCTTCGATAAACTCCATGCCCTCGCGTTCGTGGAAATACCACTTGGCGAAGTCTAGCAGTTTCCCTTGGGGTGATAGGGCTTGTGCTTTACGCTTCGCCACCACAGCAGCAAGCAAGGCTATGCGGTCGCGTTGATCCTTGGCGCGCTTAGCCGCTGACAATGCCGAGCGTTGCAGGGTCGATGCCAAGACGGCGCGCCTCTTCTATCAGGGTTTCGGTTGAAACGTCTTTAACCTCAATGGGCTTGCCATCGCGTCCGGTCAATTCCTGCTTGTCTGCAAGGCCCAAGTCGCGGGCGATGATATTGGCGTTCAGCAGGTTTGCAGATGCGCCTTCAAACTTCTGCGAGAAGATAACCTCTTCTGCATTTTCCATGACCTCCGATAAATCGGGGCGGCTTTGCTTCCATTCGTTCCACGTCGAGTAACGAATATCCAAGAAAATGCACAGCGCCTTAATCGTCATGGCGCGCATCACAGGCACATTGGCGAGGGTTACATTACCCTCATACGCGAACGGCTTTGCAGTGTAGAGCGGGTTGGATTCGTTCCATTCGAAATACTCGCAGCATGCTTGCCATAGGTCTGCCGGGTCTGCGAATTTGGGATTGGCCCCATGCGATGAACGCGCTTCCCAAAAGCGATTGCCGGGTAGGAAATATCCTGTCTTTGGATCGCGGTCAGTCATCCCCCAAGCCTACCCTTTTGCCACGAACCGCGCAAGTTCTGCTTTGATGCGCTCGTAATGCGCTATCTGTGCGTCCTGCATGGTGCCGATGGGTATGTTGTGCGTCAGCGGCTGGTGCGGCTCACGGTAGGCGTTTTGGTTGCGGCGGGGCATGTCAATTCCTCCTGTGCGGCTTGGATCATGGCGGTGTAAATGGCGGCGGCATCGGATTCATCTGCCCATCCGTAACTTCCAACAGCGCCAGCCAATTCCATAGTTGCACTCGCCACCACCGGCACGATAACAAAGCCAGCGGCTTCTATGGCGGATAGGGCGTGTGTGGCAATAGCGCGGGCGTAGTCGCTAGGTGATGGCGCATCGCTAATATTTTTTGCCATCACCTCGATCAGTTCATCGCGTGTCATCACAGATACCTTTCAGGCAGTTCGCCACGGTCAAGCGCTGCAAGTTTGGCTGGCATGTCAGCACGAACCGGTGAGCGCCCGTTCTCCCATTTGC